AAAACCACCTTTGGCTGCATTGCCAGCTACTCTAGGACCACCCATTAAAAATTTACTATTTGTAGGTGCAAACCTATTTGCTAGTGCTGCTTTACCTTGATTAAATAAAGCACCAACACCACCGCTTTTACCAAAAATACTTGAAGCTGGTCCACCAAAACTTGCTCTACCTAATAGACCACCAAACTGTGTTCCAGGTAAACCAAATGCTAATGCACCACCTAGAGCTATTTTACCCAATGGACTTTTAGCAACTTTTTTAACTCCACGAACAGCTTTCTTTACAAGTTTACCTAAAAAATAACCTTGTCTAGGATCCTGTAATGTCATTATCCCGCCGTTGGCCTGTAATTGTCTGGGTTCTTGCATTCTAGATATTGCCATATTTTTACCTTAATTCTTCGTTTTACTTTGTTTTAGAGAACAAATCAAGAGCTGGCATTATGACTTTTACGTCCTGTGCCATGTCCTCATTCTTATAGCCCTTAGATTCCCAGTCCTTTCTTTCCTTAAAAAGCTCACCAGTTTCTTTGTGTCTATACGTTGTCTCTACTTTTGCTTGTTTTATTTCCATTAGTCTGTTTTCTCCTTTAATATATTGAGATAACTAATACCAAAAACGACTCCATCAGAAACGGTTCCTGCTGTAGTATAAGATAGTGTAGTCCCACCTTCTACAATTAAAGGTAGTGATAATAATTCAACACTAGTAGCAGCTGTTAATGTTTGAGTATTTACTATCTCAAATGCATTGTTTTTTACTGTCACTGTTGGGGTATTAGATCCTGATTTATTTGTTACTCTTATAGATTTTATTATAATAGTTTCATTAACACTTGGAGACAACATGTTTACTGTCTCTGCAGCAGTGGTAGTTTTCCCGTAAAATTTATACTGATTTACTACTGCCATTATTCTAAAAAGAAACTTTTAGCTTCTATTTCCTGTTTAACTTCATCTTGAAATGAAGAATTTAATTTTGTTATTACACCATCTAAATCTCTAACCAACGATTGTAGGTTTTTTTGATCATACTCAGGTTGGGCTCTAGTTAATGATTGTACAATTTTAGCCATTATAAAATACCTGCTAGTCCTCCATTTTTAAGACTGTTTTGAAAATATTGATAATCTTCATCGGTCAACATGTTTTGATTTATAGATGTAGGGTATTCAGAATTTGGGAGTGCTCCCGTTGTCCCATAATTTTGGTTTACATTAAAACTATTTGGGTTAGTAAAAGCGTTTGTATTTACTATGCCTTGATTTGTTGTTAGATCGTCTTCTAAATAACTATCCAAACCTCCTGTGCTATAGGGGCCTTCGGTTACGCTTTGTGTAATCCTATTATCCTGTGGAATAACTTGACCCATGCTTCCTACATTTGGTTGTTCTGTGCTATCTGCAAATAATGTTTTTGCAAAAGGATCATTTATTACCATTGAAGTATCACCTTTTGGATTATAAACTTTTTGATCGAGAGGGTTTGTTAAACTTAAAGAGTTTAATCTAGCTAATTCTTTTGGATCTAATTTATCAAAATAACTTTTAGGTTTATATCTATCAATTGCACCACCAATTGCACTGCCTACTAAAGGTATACCTGTTAGTGCACTTAAGATACCTCCAAATATTCTACCACCAAAACCTGGTTTTACTTCTCCTGTCTCTTCTTCTTCAAACTCATATCTTCCTGTTGCTGGATTATACTGTATATCTTGTCGGCCCCCAAATCCTAAAAAACCACCAGTTTTATTTTGTATGTCTCTATATCCAGATCGATTAAACAAACCTTTTCCTACAAATTTTTGTCCACCACCAATGTATCTTGGTTGTCCATCTGGTCCATATGCATATTCAGGTACAGCTCCTTGTCTTACTCTGTCACTTACTGCAACGGTTTGACCTGTAGTAACATTGCCTTTTAGGATATCTTGAATTGCTTGTTTGTTTTTGTCTGCTTGACCAACTCTATTTCCACCACCACCGCCACCTGAATCATTTGGTCCACCTGGACTAGCATCATAACCACCAAGGTCACCTTGTAATGACATAATACCACCTGGTCCTTTATTTGGTTTGCCTTTTAATGATCCGTAAATGTTTGCATCTAATAAAATTTTTTGTTCTCTTGGAGTAATGTAAGCTAATTCAGCTACTACGTGATCTGGATCTGATAACCATTTTTTAGGAACAGTTACAGTTTCTTGTTTACCAAGATAGTTCATCCCTCCACCTTGTTTTGCAGGCTTAACTTTTTTAGTTAGTCTTTGATCTTCGTATTTCATTTTTTTATCAGTAGCCATTATCTTCTACCTCCTGGGTGTATGTCTAATCTAAATGTACCCAACTTCCAATCTTCACCGGCTGCAGTGTTAGCAACCTCAAGAGCAATCTGTCTGGCTCTTACTCTTATATCTTTTTTAGTTGTTGTAGAATCACAAGAAAAAGTATTCGTAACTTGTGCACTATTTGGATAAATCCTCGTTTTAAATTTAATTGCCGTATTACCTGTTTGATCTATAAAGTCTGGTATAAATCTGCTTATTCTCATTATAAATTCTCCATCACCTCTCAAGTCTGGCGCACCAAGTGTTTGACCAGTTGCGGCTCTTCTTTGTGTAATATCAAAATCACCAGAAGAGATATTAGCAATAACAGCAGTGATTACACCACCGGCATCTACTTGATCGGTCCCTGTTTCCTGTTGATAGTATATAGTACATCCGTCCGTATTACCAGTAACATCGTAAGAGTTGTTGCTGCTAGGATCATAGTAGGTAGCATGAGGTCGTTCGAATACAGCAGAGTCTTGCCATGCTGCTCTAGGTAAAGTGCCTGTTGTCCATATAGGTCTCTTGGGTGTTGAGTCTAAATAATTGTAAGTGACTACCCTGTTAATTTGATTAGAGTTTGTTGTGCAATAAAACCAATTTATTTCACCAAATAGATTATTTAGTCCTGCATTAATAAGGTCCCTAGAAACTAGGTTTATATCATCATAAACAAAGTCTTCAACTAAGCACGGCATTGATTTTAATTGACCATCATATGTAAAAAATCCATTTTCTGACATCCAATAAGCAGAACCATCTACCTCTATACAAGCATTTTTTCCTACAAGTCCACAGTTAGTTCCTACCTGTTCAAAAGAGAAAGTAAACGGTTGACCCACAAACTTCATAAGAAATAGTGCAGTATCGGTCCATACATAAATAGCATCCCTACCTTTGATAGCTCCCATAATTCTTGAACCATCGGCAAGTCTTTGTGTACCTGCGGTATTGTTAGCTCTGACTGTGTATGAGTCTGTTTGATCAATACTTTCCTGAGAAGAAAACCTAATAAACATATCGTCTTGAGTACTGGCACTTCCTACAGTTGTTTCTGTACCAAAAAATACTAAGTGTCTGTCGGGTGTAGATACTAAAACATGCCTTGATGCAGTTGGTGCATTAGGTAAAAGAGTGGCTCTTGTACTAGTAGATCCGGCTGCTGCCGCGTCCCATTCAAAACAAGCACCATTATATATTAATGCAATTAATTTTGTACCATAGTTATCTAATATCCAAAGTCCTGGGTCGATTGTAAAGTCGGCAGAAGAAGCTTCACCCCAAGCTACAAAATCAGATATATTGGTAACCGTAGCACCTCCACTGTGAGTAGCTTTAGTCGTTCCATTAACACCTCGAGCTCCTCCGCTTAGAGTATTGGTTGTGGTATTGTTAGCTGTAAAACTTATATCTTCCGTTCCAATTCTTACTTCTCCAGTTGATGGAAAAGCTGCAGTGCTGGCTAATACAATATCAGTCGTAGTCAGATCTGTTATGGCAGTTGCAAGAGTGCTCGTTGCTGGTCCTAATGCAGTCCCTGACCAAAGACCCGTACCCCAACCAAAACCACCTAGTTGTTGTGATGGCCCTACGTTATAATAACATAAGACAGAAGCTGACCCTGCAGTTGTTAACGGAGTGCCTGTCTCGTTAACATCCATAGTAATTGTAAATGTCGTAGATGTAGGCACAGAAGTAACCATAAACTTTTGATCTTCAAAAGTTGCATCGGTAAAAGTAGAACCCGATAAACCTGTTACACTATCAAATAAAACAATACCGTCCTCTAATAATCCATGAGACCCGGTGCAAGTTACAGTGACAGTAGGCGACCCACCTGTGCTGGTAAAATTAGCTCCTGTTAAAGTAGTTCTAATAGGGTGTATGTCATAATATGTACCCCCAGAATATACGTATAAAATTTTATTTGTGCCAATAGCAGCGTATTTAATACCTGAGTTATCGTCCCAATGATGAATAGCTCTAGCGGCACCAGTTAATTTACTGACCCCTAATTGTTCCCAACCACCTATTTTCTCAGGTGAACCATACCTAAAACGTACGTTATCACCATCAAACCATTGCGCTTCGGCTCCGGTTTCCGTTACTTGTTTATTAAATCCTGGGGCAAAGCCTAATTTTTGTAGCATAAAAAAACCTGTTTTAAGGTTAGATTATAGCAGATTTATCGTAGATTTCTAGCGGTTTAAAGATGTCTCCAACTTTTTCCATGGTGCAGATTTCCATATTTATAGATATTCTTAATTCTTTTGACTCTACATTTATAGGGTTATGCCACAACCAAGATGGAAATATATATAATTCATTTGTTTTAGGCGTCACTTTTAATATATCTTTTCTTCTACTTTTAAATTCTATGTCTCCACCTTTCATATCTTTTGGTATGTGAAAATAATAAACAGAGTTAATAGTTGAGGTCATTATGTGATTATGCCAATTAACAGAGGGTATAAAGTCTTTATTAGAAGCTACAGCATAACAATTATCTTTATTGTTTGAACGAAGGGTAAAAGGAGTTAAATGTTCTTGAGCCGTTTCTAAAAATTTTTTATATAATTTTTTTGCAAAATTGTCTTTTTCAATAACATAATTATTGTCCCATTTAGCTCGTTTTATTTGACCTATTATACTACGTCGAACTTTTGCATGTTCACCTTTTTTAAAATCATAAAAATCTTTTATTCTTATAATAGGAAAATCTTTCATATCTTTAAATAGCTATCCGTGTCTTTATAATAAATATCTCCTGTAGGTACAAAGTTACATGCTAGAGAATACCTAATTAAATTAGATTTATTTGTTAATATTTTATGATAAATTTGACTAGGAAAAAATAGGATCATACCTTGTTGCGGTATGATTTCATAACTATCATTATTGTACATGTTAAATTTTTTTGGTTTTAATTGAAACATATCGTCTTGTTTATAATTCATAAAAGATATATTTCCTGAGTCTTGATCACATTGAATATACAAACAACAACTTATCATAGAGTTCTTATGACAATGATACTCAGACTCTTTTGCAGGACCAGAACTTGTAAACCAAGACGTAGTCATTTTAAATTTATTGTCGTATTCTAAAATATTTTCAGTATATATTTTAAGTTCTTTCATTATTAAATTTTTTAATGTTTTCCATTTTGTTTTGTTTAAAACATTTTTATCAATAGATGTTTGACTAAGATCGGTATTAGTTCCGTCCGAAGATGGTATAAATTTTTCAGTTATACCTTTTAAGATTTTATGTGAGTTTATGTCAATCTTGTTAATGTAAAAACATTTAGCAAACATAGGAATTGTTTGAGGAAACATATGTTATCTAGGAATCTTTTTTTCAATTCTTTTAAATTTACTAGGTAAACCTAGGTGAGGTCTTTTATCTAAAGCATTTTCTTCGGCCCCTGGTGTTTTAACATCGTTGTAATGTAAAAATACTTGTGCACAATAATTACCTGTGTAAGGTTCTCTCCAATGCTCTAACAAATCACCACGATATACTAACATATCACCAGGTTTTAAATTTACTTTAACACCTTTAGATGTAGAGGGCATATATTCTTCAGTTGTTTCATTGTAGCCTCCTTCTTCTTGCTTTGGGTTTATATATATTGGCCACTGATGGTCGCTACCCAAATTAAGTGTAGTAGATATTTCACAACTAAATCTATCTTTGTGTCTTCGTAAAATATCTTTTACTTTATATACTCTTGTATAAGAATAATTTTCATACAATTTAGTACCTGTAACTTTTTCCATTTTAGGTTTTAATGTTGATAACAATGTTTCCATAGCAATATCTGCATAGTGAGAATAAGTTCCTGGTACTTGTGCATCTCTCCACGTGCCCCAATCAGTATTAAACTCAGATATGTATTTAGTAGTCATGAATGTTTGCAAGACTTTTCTTTTTAAAAGAATATAGTTTTTTAAAAACTCTGCCATACTTGGATCTATAGCTTTTTTAATTACGGTGTATTTATTTTTTTTCCAATTCATACTTTATTGATAATTAAAATTTATTAATACTCTAATTTTTTCATCTGTGCAAGTTGTGCCTTGATGATTTTTGTTCGCATCAAACAACACAATTCTATTTTCTTTTGACGTTACATGTTTGTTTTCGCCATCTCTTCTTCCTTCTTCAAATATAGTACAACCATTATTACTATTGATATATAGTATAGCACCTTTGCAATCATAGTCTTGGTCTGTATGTTTTTCAAACCTGTGGATTTTAGATGTTCGTGGCACTAAGTTAGCTTTTATTCTAATAAGCTCTTTTACTTTTAATTTTTTTAAAACAGGTTCTAATAAATTATATCCACCAGAATTAATAGAACCATCTATAAAAAAAGTATGGGTTAATTGATAGTTGTATAAATTGTCTTTACCATCTATATCTACTTTAGATTTGTTGTAGTACCAAGGAAAATTTGGACCTAACATCACGTTTTTAATATGATTAAAATCTTTTTTATTTAAAAAATTATTTTTTATTTTTATCATTTTGTAAATTTTTTAATATTACTTCTATTGCATCAAACGTTTGCAGCGCTGTCCAATTACGTTCTTCGTGATTATGAAAAGATCTACACATAAAAAAATAGTCGTAATCAAACTTTGCTATTTCTTTTATATCTAATTTAGTATCTATTACGTCGTTGTTCAATAGGACAAAATCTTTTCTCCAGTCTTGGTATCTATTAAAAGCAGAATTATAGTTGGCTATCCAAGTGCAACCAGTAATTCTACCGGATTTCATATAATGACCTAACCAATTACCTGACAGAAACCCAGCTTCTAAAGGTTCAGATGGTATGTATTGTATGTCATGGTGATGGTCTACGTTTACACAATAAACAGGTTCAGCTAAAGTATCTACTATCTTACTTATCTCTCTATGTGATTGCGCTATAACTATTTTTTTAAATTTGTTTTTTTTAAAAATAGGAACTAAGACTTCTAATAATTCTTTTGCATCTCGTGGAGGACCAACCCAGTCTATGTCTATTGATAATAAATTTTTTACCATGCTACCTTATAGTTAAATGCTATTGATACTCTTTTCTTGTTCCAATCACTTTGTTTTACATAGTGCATTAAATAACCTGGAAAGATAACAACCTTACCAGTTTTAGGAATTATGTTCCAAGTATAGGAATTATAATTGTTCCATTGCTCTACCATTTCTTCATGCATTACGTATTGTAATTTAGAATTTGGATTTAAAAGTTCTAAGGTATCACAACCTTTTTCTGCTTGTGGATAATATACTATCGCTATATCTGCTGTAGGATGTTGATGAGGTACAGCAGTGTTTAATGATCCTTGTTGATTTATCCATGCATCTATACAAACTTGTTTTGTATCTTGTTTGTATTGTAAAAGTTTATGTGTTTCATTTGCTATCTTGTCTATCTCAACAAACAAGTCTTTAAACTCAACCATTATATCTGGGTTATGAAATATGTTTTTTTGATTATAGTCATCACTAGTCATTAAAAATTGGTAGCATTTATGCGCTACTGCATGATGATCAAAATCTAGTTTTCTTTCTATTAAAAAAGAAGAAAAAATATTATTTATTTGTTGGTCTTTCATTTCTTAAATGATTCGTTATTAGCTTTCTAACTGCCTGTAAATTAAAATGTATAAATCTAAAATCATCAACTCCTGCGTCTACAGTAAATCCATGGTTTAGATAAGCGGGAAAGAATATCATCGTTCCTGGTTTAGGTTTGTAATGTATTAAAGGTGTAGCCATAGAAACACCAACAGGATCTTTTACGGGTAAGTCATTCATTGTTTTTGCAATTCTAGGATCGTTAAAGAAAGGCACTGAGGTTCTTTCACTACATCTTAAAAAATAAAAACCAGATATATGATTGTCATAGTGTATGTGACCTTCGTGATGTCCACCACCTTTTTTTGAAAATTCTTGAGCCCACAGCTCAGTCCATAGTAATTCGTACCCAGACATATCATAACCAAAGCTGTCTAAAATATTCCAACTTGTGCTTCCAATATAATCTCTAAGTTCTTTTAAATCAGGGTCTCCAATTAAACTTGTAGAATGATGAGATAAAGTTATATCTCCTACTTTCTTTTTCCATTTTTTTTCTCTTTCTTTAATTATTTTCTCGTTATTTTTTTTAGCTTTTTTAATATATTTATCACAAACTTTATCTACAGATTTTACCCACTCAGGTATTTCAATGTGATACACAGGTGATTGAAAATAAATAGATGTTTGAAGTGGTTCTTGTTTTGACATATTATTTAAATGGATATCCTAATGACCAAATCACTAATGAATATCTTGTTCCTTTCGTTACAGGTTTAACTCTATGCCACAAGTGTGACGGAAATATGATAATACTTCCCCTCGGTTTAAAGTGTTCTTTTGTTTGTATTACATGGGTTGGATCTACATGCATTCTTGGCTGTATTTCTAAATCCCCACCTTTGTAATCTTTTGGATCTGATAATTGTATTATACCAGATATCTTTCTAACTTTGCCATGAAAATTAGGATTATTAGGAGTATCGTATGGTGTAGGCATTGGATCTTGGTGCCAATCATAAAACTGACCCGGCTTGTATTTAGTAAACTGCATTGACTCAAAATAATCAATTTGAAAATTCCAACCAGCGTTTTTATTTGCCATGTGAAAAAATGGAGTAACTTCATCATAAATCCATTTATCATCTAACCAAACTATATTTGAATCCCTTTGTTTCTTTAAATTTTTTATATCACTTTTTTTTAAATTTTTTTGAACGTCTGCATGATCTATAATTTCTTTATTTTTATTTCGTTTTTTAATTTTATCTGACACTCCTCCTGTTATACCTACTAATTCTTTTTTAGAGTTGGCATGTTTAATTAAATCATCACAAAATCTATCACCTAATCTACCTGTAAAATACCAGTATGCGTTTTTTAAATTCATATTAAATCTATTGCGATTGAAAACCTTTTAATTTTTTTAGGAGAGTATGGTTGTGAATGTGTTTTACTTGCATCAAATACCAATAAAGAATTTTCAGGACATTTGGTAGATGTAATTTTGTCATAACTATATTTCTCATTTCTAAATATGGTTCCTAGACTATCAGAATTTTTTAAAAAGTAAACAGCAGATATTACGGAGGTAGGGTGATTATGCCAATTTATAATATCCCCCTCTGAATAATTAGCCCAAGAGTATTGTATAGACATATCTTTAAAATATTTTTGTAAAATTTTTTTATAGAAATGTTGGGTTTCAGGGTGAGTATGTAAATTCATAGGTGTCTGTAAACCAGGAACTTTATCATTCCAATACTTAACTTTTGTTTTTACGAATCTTAAAAGTTTCTTTCTTTCTTTTTCTGTTAATATGTTTTTATACAATTTCATTTTTAAATGCTTCTGGTTTATGTATCCAAGGGTTGACTAAAAAAACTCTTCTAGTTCCTTTAAAAGATTCAACTGAATGATGTAGACCAGGATCAAATATAACTAGTCTATTAGACTTAGGTTTTATTATATCTCCAGCTAGTATTAGTTCGCCACCTCTTAGATTTTTTACTTCTATATAAAATATTAAAGAACATATTGGATATCTAAATTTACCAGTTTTTTGATAATAACCTTCGTCCTTATCTACATGTGGATTACATTGAGTATTGTTTTGACTCCACTCTTCAAAACCTTTGTATTTTGTAAAGTCATATGTTTTAGCTGCTTCAATTAAAAACACATGTTTACGATAATCTGTTTCTGCCCATCTAACAGGTATGTTTCCTTTTAGTTTAGTAAAAGTTTTTGTAATTGTTTTATAATTTTTTTTAGATAAAAAATTGTCTATAACTCTAAAACTCATTTATGCCTGCCTAAATAATCTGTTGGTATTAATTGAAAATCACAGTTAAAGGCAATAACTGTTTTTCTTTTGTTTGTATTATTAACAGGTGCTCTATGTAACATGTAAGATGGAAAAAATAATATGTCTCCTTCTTTTACATTTAATTTAATTTTAGTTTTAAAATCTGTTATTAATTCTTTATTAGGTAGTTCTACAAAATAAATTGCAGACAAGTTTGATTCTGGGTGAGTATGCCAATGATGATTATTGTTTTTAGAATATTGATTGTACCAACCGTTGTGTATTCTCCAAGTATTACAACCAAAGTCTTCTGCAGTCTCTACCATCAAATCTCCTACCTCTTGATAAAATAATTTTAAATATTCTCTTGGTACATCTTTTGGCACTGTCCAATCAGATTTAACAAAAGATTTATCAGACTTAAAATGCGAAGGCATTTTAGTAATTAATGATAACAACTTTTTCTTTAAAGTCTTATGCTTTCTAAATTTCTTGACCCACATAGGTAAGTCAATATACCAAATTTTAGTTTACAGTCAATGTTCCAGAAACTGTAAATGTAGCAACTGTTTCACCACCAACACAAGCAACTGTGTTAGTTCCTGGTGATACACTTAATGGGTGTCCTGCAGGTGATCTTACAACAACAATACCTGATCCACCTCTTGATCCATATTTAGATTTTCCACATGGAGCCAAATAAGTTGGTGCTCCATAAGCCGTAGGTCCTCCAGTACCTCCGCCACCACCGCCTCCGGTGTTTGCTGCTCCTGATGTAGCTAAAGCACAAGGTTCTCCTGCAGCGCCGTTTCCGCCACCACCAGCTCCTCCTGGTCCAGGGGTAGAACCTGGGTAACCTCTGTCTGTACCAGAACCTCCGCCACCAGCATAAGATACATCTGATCCTGTAATTGCGTTTGGCGCTCCAGCTCCTCCGGCTGCTCCTGGATATCCTGATCCGTTAGATCCGTTAGCAGTAGCGCCACCGCCACCACCTCCACCCCTGTTATCAGGGTTGGCTCCCGTTCCACCATTATTTCCTTCTGGTGGTGAAAAACCTCCAGCATTACCAGATCCTCCTGGTCTTTTAAGAGCAATTGCAGATGGGTATCCTCCAGAACCTGATCCTCCAGGTCCTCCTCTTTCTCTATCGTTTGCATTCCATGGATTACCACAAGATGCATTTAATGGATAACCACCACCTGATGATTGAATAATAACTGTGCATCCTGATTTAATAGATGACACGTTTCCATAACCAGCACCAGATCCATCTGGCGGACTAGCACATGGTGGAGGATAAGCTGTACCGCAAGCGTTTCCACCTCCAGCTCCAACTGTAATTGTAAAACTTGATGAAGAGCACAAAGTAATTGCGCATCCTTGTAAAGGTGCAGGTCCATAACCAGAAGATCTATATCCTCCAGCTCCGCCACCACCAAAACTTTTGCCGGCTCCTCCGCCAGCAACAACTAAATAATTCATTGTAACTGATTGTATAATTGTTCCATCAGGCCATGTTCCATCAGATTGTGCAGTCCCAGCTTGAGACATTGGCCAAACTCCTCTTGCATTGTTTAATTCTTTTGTAAGAACCGTTCCAGGTCCTCCATTTCCACCTCGACCTCCGTAAGAAGGTCCAAAACCTATTCCACCTCCACCGCCTCCGGTGTTAGTAACTCCATCGTTTCCGACTGTTGAAGGGCTAGGTACGGTTGTAGGGCCTCCTGCCCCTCCGCCGCCAGGTCCTGCAGCTCCTGCAGTTCCTCCAGTTCTTGAACCACCGCCACCGCCTCCAGCGAATACTGAACACGTTGGTCCTATATTTCCAAATATTGGGCTTACGTCTAAACCTGCTCCTCCGGCTCCTGCAACATTAGTTGCGGGTGCATTTCCTCCAGCAGCAGATTTTCCTCCGCCACCTCCACCTGAGTGAGAAGCAGGACTTGGAGTTCCTTGCCCTGTTCCACCATCATTACCTTGACCAGCGGTTCCTGTTCCTGCAGCGGGTCCAGAGGCTCCAGAAAGAGTTGCTCCTTGGCCACCACCCGATCCTCCAGGTGCTCCTGATCCACATGCTGGTGTAACTCCGTTGGCGTTATTACCGCCAGCTCCACCACCAGTCGTGCATATTGCAATCGCTGTGCTTGGTGCAAAAGCTGATCCCGTTCCACTACCACCTATAGTGGTAACATCAGGATAAGTTTCTGCTGTACCACCACCTCCGACAACAATCGCGTATGGTGAACTACCACATACTTGAACAGCATTATTAACAATCATACCGCCACCGCCTCCTCCAGCACCTGATTGTGATCCAGATCCTCCACCTGCAATAACAGCTGTAGACATTAATCTAGTTCCTGCTCCAGTTGTTAATGTTGCAGTTCCAGTGGTTTGTGTAATTTTATTTTTACCGAAAGAAGCACAATTGGCTACACCAATTGATCCTCCTAAAGATGTACTAATTTTTGTAAGTTTATTTATTCCGGCCATGGGTTATCCTCCCGTAGCCGTCCAAGAAGATGTCTCAGGATTCCACTCAAATTGAGCACCATCTTCTCCAAAGCCAATCCATTGTTGATTTGCTTCACTCCATTGTAATCTGTAATTACCTTTAAATCCTTCTGAATGATCATATTCAGATTGTTCCATTGTAGGTATAGTAACAGGAGCTTCCCATCTCCAATCTGTTGTGTTTAATGTCCAAGATGCAAATGGTTGTTGTCCATAAAATACATCATTAACAGGATCATACACTGCGCCTTTACCAGCGTACCTACATCTAAAATTTCCATTGTAAGAAGTTTGTTTCCAGATACCACCATTGAAAAGTTTTTTACAATGAAACTCTCCGTCTTCATGCATGTCATGTTGTTCAATAGTGCCATTAGCTGCAGGAATATCATTCCCTACAACAACTACTCTTTTAACAATGTATTTGTCTTCAGTAGTGAAACCTGTTGGATCTTGTTTTAATTCTAGTTCAGCAAAATGTGCCATAGTATTTTAATCCTCCTATGCATCATCTATTACTTCATAAGAAACGAATAAGTCTAAATCGCCAGCAGCACTTGCACCGCCTTTTAGAATATCGCCTTCCATCATATATATTGGTGAGTCTACAACAACAAGTGTTGAGTCTGCTGGAACGTTAACAGTTTTTGCTAAGTAAACTGTAGCGTCTGCACCAGTAGTCGTAACTCCAGATGCGCCACTTCCTAATCCATCAATAAATAAATCAAAAGTTGCATCACTTGTTCCGTCAACGTTTGCTACTGTAATTCTATTTACTTTTAACAGTTTGTCTGAATCAACAGTTAATAAAGTGTCTGTTGCTGTAGCAGATAAATTGAAACCAGCGTTTCCGCCTAGAATACTTGTTACTGTAACTATATTTGGGTTTGCCATAATTAACTCCTTTTAACCGAAAACGATTGCCATTGCAATAGCTTTTCCTGTTGATATACCAAATGTTGAAGTCGATGTCCACTGTGTATTTCCAGAGCCATCTGACGTTACTAAAGCTTGAGAAGCCGAACCTACAGCTGCTGGAAGTGTTATAGTGTAAGATGATGAAACTGTTGCAGGAGCGTCTATTCCGACATACTCTCCACCTGTATTATCACCTAATCTTAAGTCACCCTCTGCTGCAATTGTAAGGTTTGTATCGTCCCATGTTAAATTAGCTGAAGCTCCAAAAGAGCCCGAATTATTAAATTGAACTTGTGTGTCTGATCCTGCTGGATTATCTACACCTACTTCTACTTCTTTAATATCTGGATTAGATGCATCATTACCTGTTGCAGAAAGAACTTTCCAACCTTTATCAGTTGTTGAAAAAGTTACAGTGTCACCTGAACCAGATGCATATTTAAACTGAACTGTATAAGCACCACTTGTGCTGTTTTTTACAAAAAATAAACCTGTTACGTCTAAAGGAATTGTTACAACTTTAGCTCCTGTAATTGCTTCAGGAGATTCTGCACCTAAAATTAATACTCTATTTTGAGCACTTCCCGATGTTCCACCATCAGTCACTGTTAAAGGTGTAGTGTTAGCACCAGTTCCGGAAGCATTTAAAGTTTGAACTTTATATCCACCAATTAATTGTTCAAATAAAGATAGGTTATTATTAGTCTTTGTTCCCCAAGTACCGGCATTTTCACCGGTTGCCATTAATTCAACACCAAGAGGTGTGTATGATGAAGCCATAATATTTTCTCCTTAAGCCGCGTTTACGTCTGTATAAGATGTATTTCCTGTTATGTCAATATCTTTATATCCTAACGGAGATACATTACCAACTGCTGTCGTAGCTTCTACACCAGTTATTCCTACAACATCTGCAGGAACTATTGTTCCAACAGAAGAAGTCGCTGATTGGCCCGTTAATTCATAGACCATTTCTATTGTTAAAGATCCTACAGCAGAAGTTGCTCCAACACCAGTAATATCTATTAAATCTATTGCATCAATAGTAATTGATCCAACAGCGGTAGTTGCGCCTACACCTGTTATTCCTAAAGATAAACTATCTGGAGTTATTGCACCAACTGCAGAAGTTGCAACTTGACCAGTTAATCCAACAATCTCTCCATCTATTGGAGAAGGAGTTCCAACTGCAGAAGTTGCAGCTTGTCCAGTTAATGAAACTATTGGTGATAAAATAATTGTTGGTGTACCAACATTAGATGTTAATCCTTGACCAGTTAATCCAACTACGTCTGCAGGAGTTATTGCTCCTACACTAGAAGTCATTGCACTAGGAGCAGTTAAATTAAATACTGCTGATTCAACAGTACCCCAACCATTTTCACCCCAATCTAGTGTACCCCAACCAGGTTTTTGTTCTACAGTTATATCTCCAAGAGAGACAGTAGCTCCTTGACCTTCTAGTAATACGTTACCAACAATTCCCCAAGCTCCATCGTTCCAAGTGTTTCTACCCCAACCATTTTGCACAACGTTAGAGTCACCCCAATCCATTTGTCCATAGTGTGATCTACCCCAACCATCTGTATTTGCTTGACCACCCATACCGCTATGGTTTGTACAATAATAATATAATGTTGAAGGTGCACCATTTTGAACTGAAATTTCTGTGTAAGCTCCAGATGATCCAGGAGTTCCAACAGCTGTTACGCCGGTTGTATATTCACTTCCTCCTCCGTGTGTTCCATCGCTTGTTGTAGAAAATCTTAATGGGTGAGTTCCGTTAGTTCCATCTGATTGATCAAACTTATAAGTAAGACCAGCACCGATCATTACGGTGTCTTGTTGAACTCCATCTATAAAATATTTATTACCGCCATCTGCGTAGGCAACGGTGACAACGAAAGTTTTGTCTGCCATAAGGAGTTACTCCTTATGCTATTCTCACGATAGCTGTTGATGCTGCTGCTGCAGGAAATTGAATTGTGAATGTTCCGCTAGATACAGTTTTATCTCCACCAAACGCTACAACACATACTGCTTTATCAGATTGTGTATCGTTATATATTAAACATCCATTAGCTGTAAAAGAAGCTGACGTCCAAGAGACATCTGCAAAATCACAAACTGCAGTTGATCCATCTAATACCGGTGTAACACTTGTAATTGTTTCCCCGCCTGCCGTGTAAGCAGATCCCGATGAATTAGAAATTTCATTTGTAGCTGAGTAAGCTGTAGTGCTTGCTCCTAATGATGCAGAACTTGTATATAATGCAATTTTAAAAGTGTTTCCAGATGATGCAGTAAAGTTATGAGTACCAACTAGGATCTCTTGTTTAAAGCTATTGCATATAGCTGATGATATTGCCATAATTTTTTCTCCTCAATTTATGGAGACGGGGACTTGACTGGTATTCTAACTGTTCCGTCAGTATAATCGTCTCGTCTTCGTCTTCCAAGCTGCATTCCTGCAAACTGTTGTATAGCATTTTTATATTTATTTTCATATAATGTCAACATATCTAATGGGCCTTTTAAAAATCCGTAGGCTTCAACCAAGCAAGCATATAATAGTCCATTTGGAAAGTATTTACTTAAGTATGTTGAAGTCGTTGAACTAGATAACCCTAATGGAATCATGTTGTAGTAAATTCTAAACATGTAGCCCGCATCAGGAGTGGGTGCTACGTATATACCCCCAGATGTTGTACTGGAATCTCCTGTAGCTCCTCCAAACATCGCATAATATTTGGGAAATCCTGTTACGGAATTTGTAGTATCTGTTGGTTTTTGTATAGTCCCAGAAGGACCAAACTTTCTATCCACATATTCAGACAGGTATGTTTGATCTTTTTTTTCTAACCAAGTTCCATTACCTTCTGTATTTGCTGTAGAATCAAATACTTCTATTCCTCTAATAAATAAGGCTCCTGTAGATCCCTTGGTTCCCTTACCCGGAACGTTTATAGTATTATCATTGACAGCTAGAGTTCCTTCTGAAACATATCTAGATGAATCCATAGGAAGCTCTTGATATATTCTAAACTCAGCATCTTCAATAAATCTATTTATAACAGCAGTAGTAAATACATCAGAGCCTACCTCTGTGTAATTTCTAATATCATCTGTTAAACTTGAGTATGTTGTTCCTGCCATAATTAACCTCTATCATTTATTGGGCCGTATGTACACTGCAAACCACCACCTGCTAAATATGTGCCAGTTATAAAACTCATACCTATAGCAAGAGCTGGAAC